TTACCTATAGAAACATTACAACACCCTGTTGTGTTAGCTTTTAAAGCGAAACTACCAACAGCTGTGTTTACAGTTGCTGTTGTGTTAGCTTGTAAAGCATCTCTTCCTATTGCAACATTATCTCCACCTGTTGTATTGCTTGTCATGGTACAAGCACCAACTGATGTGTTATTACCACCCTCTGTATTATCACATAAAGCTCTATAACCTAAAGCTGTGTTACAAGAACCTGTTGTTGTATCTTCCATAGTAAAGTTTCCTACAGATACATTAAGAGTTCCAGTTGAGTTAGTTTTTAAGGCACAAAATCCAACTGCTACATTGTTATGTGCTGTTGTATTAGAATTTAAAGAACAAACTCCAAGTGCTACATTTTGTAAACCAGATGTGTTAGCTGTTAAAGCACTATGACCGATAGCAGTATTACAACCACCTGTGTTGTTAGCTATTAAAGCTGACGTACCTACTGCCGTATTATTAGAAGCTGTATTTACTGCTAAAGCACAGTTACCAACAGCTACGTTATTATTTCCTGTAGAATTAGTCGCTAAACTATCTTTACCTAATGCTGTGTTTGCTGTTCCTGTTGTGTTAGCACCTAAAGAACTCATACCAACTGCTGTGTTATTACTTGCTGTAGTGTTTGCATCTAAGGCATTTCGACCAATTGCTACATTACAACAACCTGTTGTGTTAGCTGTTAAAGCACCACAACCAACTGCTGTGTTATTTGTACCTGTCGTATTAAGTCTTAAAGAACACATACCTATTCCTGTATTATTATTTGCTGTTGTGTTACATAATAAACTCTCAAATCCTAATGCTGTATTAAAAGCACCTGTTGTGTTACAACCTAAAGCAATAAAACCAACTGAAGTATTTTTTGAACCTGTTGTATTTTTACAAGACGCATCTTTTCCTACAGCTACATTATCTCCACCTGTTGTGTTAAAAGCTAAGGCTGATCTTCCTATTGCTACATTATTAGTAGCAGTAGTGTTAGCTTTTAAACTTTCAAATCCAACTGCCACATTACTTGTTCCTCCTACATTACATTTTAAACTATTTGAACCAACTGATACATTGCAACCACCTGTAGTTAATAATGCTGAACCTTGACCAACAGCAACGTTATCTGAACCTGTATTATCTCTTAAAGAATAAGAACCAACAGCAACATTATTTGCTCCTGTTATATTTGTAGTTAATGCACATCTTCCTATTGCAACATTATCGTTTGAAGTCGTATTTGCATCTAAAGCTAAATCTCCAACAGCAGTGTTTCCATCTCCTGTTGTTATTGCTGTTCCAGCATTATGTCCAATAACTGTATTGCTTGTTCCACCAGCCTCAACGCTATCTAAAGCAGTATCTCCTAAAGCAGTATTATCTGTTCCTGTTGGATAACTACCATCTAATTTTATTGTGCCATTTGCAGTGAAAGCACCTGTTGTTGAAACTGCACCTGATGTACTAATAACAACATCACTTGCTAAAGCTGAATCTATAAAGTTAACTGTGTTTGCTGATGTATCTATTTGTGCAAATTGAATATTATCTGAGCCATCATGTATGTATAAAACCCATGTAGTTGCACTTGTGTCTATCCAAAATTGACCAGCATATAATGTGCTAGGTGCTGATGTTCCTGTATTGTTTGTTGCGATTGCTTGTAGAACATTATTAATATCTGCTCTTGTTGCTGGAAAGCCTTGATTGGCTATTGTATAATCGTGTTGTGCCATATTTAATATATACCTTTATATTTTTAAATTTACAATGTTATTGTTCCATACCAATGCCATTAGCTGTAAAATCAAATGTTCTATCAACTGTACTACCAGAACTATTAAAAAATTCAACTGTAAATCCTGTTCTACTTTTTGATGTAACTGTAAAGAAATCTCCTGTAGCCATATTCTGACCAATCACAGTTAGTGATGGAGTTTGATAAAATGCTGTAGAAAAAGTAACAACTTTTCCTGATGTGCTTGTTGTACTAGCAACATTTGAATCTCTTAAAGTCATTTTAGGTAGTAATAAATTTAATGATAAATTATTTATTTTTGGAGAAGCAGTAGAATCACTTGAAGTAAGGATTGCTCTAAATTTAACTTTTCTTGCTACATAATCTCCAGCTTTAAAAGTTGAAAAACTTGTAAAATTTGTTCCATCTAAAGAAGTTGCAATTTGTAATTGAACATCAGTTGCAATCGAGGCATTTGTTGAACCATCAAATAATCCATTTCTTGCATCAAAGTTACCACTAGCAGAATCAAATGTATCTACATAACTTAAATGATCTATATTAAAATTATTTATTAATACTTTAAATTTATATTTAGCAAGAAAATCAAAAGCTGTTGCAAAGTCATAAGTACCAGAAGTAGCAACAGTAGAATTACCAGCATCAAACAAACCAACAGCATCATCAAAATTACCTGAATTTGAATCAAACAATCCTGATGTATCTAAAATTAACACATCATCAACAGCTACACAATTTGATTTAGTTCCTGTAAATCCTGTTTCTTCTGTTATTGTTTGTACTGATTCAACAACCTCTGATAATACTTGGCTTGATATTACCACACTTGCAAAGTCTGTTGATCGTATTCCAAATTTATCAACTGCTTTTATATAATATGTTCCTGTGCCTACAAATGAAGTAGTAACTGAGGTTGCTGGTCGTGCAATTCTTGAAACTAAAACAGTTGTGTTTGCATAAACTGTATTTGTTGTGCTTGAACTAAATCTTATTTCGTAAAAATCTAAATCTAAATTTGTTACTGCATCAAAAGTATGTATTAATTTATCTCCAACTACATCTATTGCATAATTAGTTACAGTATCAGGTGGAGTAAATGCACTATTAACTTCGTGTTGTGTTGTAGTAAATGCACTTTTAGCACCAATAGAATTTATTGCTCTACATCTTATGTCATAAATCGTACCCTCTTTGACAGGATATTTTTCTACAATTTTATTTGAACCTCTACGCATTAATCTAAATGAACTTGTAGTAGATTCTTTGTATTCAACTTCAAAATCATTAACAAAAGAATCTGTACTTGTAATAGTAACAATTATTTTAGAAACTACTGAACCATCAAATAGTTCAAACAATTCATCTGATACTGATATTGCTGGTGCTTGTACTGAAAATGGATTAGGTAAATTAGTAGCTGGTATTGTTGATGCTTGAGTTTTAGTTGCCCAAGTATAATGACTAGCTTGATATTCAACAAGTGATAATGCTACTGTTAAATCTTCATTAAAAGTAATTCCAAGAACTCTAAAAGGTTTTGCAGAAAATCCTAATGAACTATGCGTAATATTAACTATATCTCCAATCGCCAAATCATAACCATTAAAGTCAACATTAATTCCTAAAGTTAATGCTTCTCTACTTCTTCTAAGTATTACTTCTGCCATTTCTTCTGCTTGATATTGTGATGTTAAAGTTGAGAATGAAAATCTACCCTCTAGCAAAAAACCACCATCAGCACTTTTCATAGTTGCGTGTTGATCTGCATTTGGTAATCCACTATCATCTATTGGTGGGAACTGAGCCTCATCAACTTGGTAATTACGATCAGGATTAACAAAACCAACTATAACTCTATTGTATCTGTCATTCTTTGTTGGTGTTGATAATGAATAACCACCTATTATATTATCTTCTGTTAATGTAATAGATGCACTGCCTGTTGTTTCAATAACTAGATTATATTTACCAGCATTATAAGGAAGATAACCTCTACAACCTTTTAAAAGTTCTCTAACATTATCTAAAATATTTCTTGAAGTATCTAAAGCAGTATTTGTATCAAAAATATTTATATTACTACCACCTGAATATGGTGTAACTTGAGTTTCAGCAACTACTGAAGCATCATAAAAACTTTGTAAATCTATTTCGTCTGTTGATAATCCTTTTCCATATCTAGTATTAGTTAAGTAATCTAACAAACACCATGCTGGATTAGTTTGATAAGATGGAGATTGTTCTACTAAACTAGAGTTATAAGTTCTAACTTTTTTACCTTGTATTCTAGCTTGTACTCTTGGTATTCCAGCAAATGCGTCTTGATTCCATTTAAACCTTATTGCAAGATAACATAAGCCAGATAGTTTGTGATTGCTTCCCCATGATGATAAGGTAGATAATAAACTAGATGCTGATTGTGTATCAGTTCCATAAAAAGGTTGTACTCTTATTAAACTTTCTTTACTTGAGCCATCTACATTTGGGTCAGCTTTATAAAAATTAGAATCAGAGCTACTTACTTCAACTTCTGTTCCATTCGAAAAAGAAGATGCAAAAGTAACAACTTTATCATCTATTCTAATTTCTTCTATATCGTTTATTTCTCCCTCTGACATAACGATAGCCATATACAAATATTTATTATCATCTCCTGAAGATTCCATAAAAACCCTAACACCACCTGTTAATCTTTCTCCATAAATAACAGGAATATTTGCGTCATTAGATTG